TCATAGACTAGAGGAAGATAAGGAAGAGTTTTGTACACTTGTATTTAAAACATCAACACTAAAGAAAATTGTGGATAAGTATAAAGATAAGTTGACAAAGAATGTAGGGGATGATAAGGCAAGTAAATGTGTTATCATACCAATAAAAGAAATGTTTAGTAAGGAGTTTTATACAGATGTGGTTTAAAATTATTGTTATTATATTATTATTATTACTTATTTTATCTACTTGTGGATAGATGGTCATAATTCTGACACATTTGTATGATATAATATATATAGATAACAAAGAATAAATAGTTATAAAGAGTTATTAATAGTTATTATTGTTATTATTATAATATTAATAATAATATTAATAATAATAATAAAGAGTTTATTATGGGTTGGTGTTATCAAAATGATGATAGCTTTAAGGCATATGTTCGTATGAAACTATTCATAATAAAAGTGTACAAGCCAAACACCCAGTTGAAAAACTGCGAGGCAAGGTGGCAGGATTAGTGTTTAGAGAACCACCGCACTATAAAAAAAATTAATTAAAGGCAAGGGGTAGTTGCCAAAGGATTGTGTTTGAATTTCTTTATACATCATTCACTTGATAAACAAAGGACTATTACACAAAGTAATCAAGAGTTCCTAAAATTACCTTACTCGTAGTGTGGAATTAGTGATACAACACAATATTCAAACGAGTATAAATAATGAAGCAATGTGTAGTACCTTAATGGGTGGAGAAAACCGGTAGGATATCTCAGTCTCCACCCAATATAAACATAAGAAAGGGGATTAATTATGTATGTTGATAAGTATTCTATTCAAGATATTGGTACAAAATATATGGATAAGGGAAAGGAAAAACACAATCAAATACTGACTGAATTAAAATCAGAGGATGGTATTCAGTTAAGAAAACTATCAAGAATGATAGCTGACTTCGAGGATAATTTAATTGGCTATGGAGATTGTGAAGTCATTGTGAAGTTTACAAATAAAAATGCTTGACTTTTGTTGTCAAGTGTGATATAATATAACTATATAATAATTTTTTAAAAAGGAGAAAATTATGCCAACAGTAGAAGGAAAAGCTTATTGGGCGGCTATTACTAGACCCAACACAACCTTTGACCCAGTCTATCAAATTGATGTGGCGGTTGATGATATAACTGCTAAAGATTTTGCTAGTCGAGGAGTGACAGTAAAGGAAGACGAAAGAGGTAAGGTTTTAAAGTTCAAAAGAAAAGTTGCAAGAGCAGACGGAACAAAAAATCCTATGCCAAGACTTGTTGACGCAAACAAAAATCCTATTGATGTATTAGTGGGTAATGGTTCAATTGTTAATGTTCTTTACAAGGAGTTCGAATGGACTTTTGCCGGTAAGAGTGGCAGAAGTTTAGACTTACAAGCAGTACAAGTTCTTGACTTAATTCCATATGGCGAAGACTTTGATATAGCAGAGGGTTATGTTGCCGAGAATGGTAAAGGTTCAACAGACGAATTTTAAATCATTATAAATGAAAGGGCGATACAACATGGAAGACAAATCAAATTTTGTAGAGTACCATGTTCCTTGTGAAAGTTGTGGGAGTAGTGACGCAAGAAGTATAAATGATGATGGCAGTAGCTATTGTTTTGCTTGTGAAAACTACTTCCCACCAGACAGCGAGGATATAATAATTAAAAAAAGAGAGGGCGAACCAATGCAGGTAGCACAACGACAACAACGACAACACCCACAGAATATTTCAGACTTTGGTTATCATACCGGAGTATCTTCTTCCATAACAGACAGAGGAATTAATGAAGACGCTTGTAAAACTTTTGGTGTTAAGATTATTCGTGACAACAAGGGAGTAATACAAAAACATATCTATCCTTATTATGATGATAGGGGTACAATGATAGGTACTAAAACAAGGTATGTATCAACCAAACAATTTTCCATTGTTGGTTCAACAACTAATGCAGGATTATTTGGTCAACAATTATTCAATGGTGGCAAGTATATAACGATAACAGAGGGAGAGGTAGACGCATTAAGCGTGTATCAAATGCTTGGAAATAAATATCCGGTTGTCAGCATTAAGAATGGTGTTGCGTCAGCCATAAAGGATATTAAGAAAAGTTATACTTGGCTTGATAAATTTGATAATATTGTAATTAATTTTGATAATGATGATATAGGAAGAGAAGCAAGTAAAAAGGTAGCGGAATTATTTAGTCCGGCAAAGGCAAAGATAGTTAAACTTCCGGAAGAATACAAAGACGCAAACGATATGCTTCTTGATAAGAAGTATGAGAAGTATACAAAGTGTTGGTGGAACGCACCGGTTCATGCACCAGATGGAATTATAAAAGGTTCGTCACTACTTGATGAGGTACTAGAACCGGTAGTTAAATCAACAACTGACTATGGTTGGAAAGGTCTGGATGAATTAACATATGGCATTCGTAGTGGAGAGTTAGTAACCTTTACTGCCGGTACTGGACTTGGAAAGACATCTGTTATAAAGGAATTAGTCTATCATATCTTTAAAACAACTGATAAAAATATTGGTATGATTATGCTTGAGGAAAGTCCAAAGATAACAGCACTTGATATCATGGGTGTCGAAGCAAATCTGCCTTTAAGAAGACCGGACATTGTTTTAAGCAGAGAAGACAAGATAGAATACTTTAACAAGACAGTTGGTTCGGATAGGTTTTATTTTTATAATCATTTTGGTTCTAACTCTGTTGATAATATTATATCAAGGGTTCGATACATGGCAAAGGCATTGGACTGTAAGTTCATTATGCTTGACCATATCAGTATGGTTGTATCATCACAAGAATATGGGGATGAACGAAAAGGACTTGATGAAATTATGACAAAGCTTCGTACACTTGTACAAGAAACAGATATGGCTTTAATGATTGTCTCTCATCTAAAGAGACCGGATGGAAAAGGACATGAAGAAGGAGCAGTCACATCTTTATCTCAATTAAGGGGTAGTGGTTCTATTGCTCAACTGTCCGATATGGTTATTGGATTGGAGAGAGACGCACAGAATGAAGATGAAGTTGTTCGCAATACAACATCATTAAGAGTATTAAAGAATAGATTTGTAGGTATGACTGGACCTGCTACTTATTTATTTTATGATAAGGACACCGGCAGACTACATGAAACAGAAAAACCTTCAGACAATGAGAATGCAGACGATAAATTTTAGTAGGATAAAACAACAATGGCAAAATTATTTCTCGACATTGAGACCATTTTATTTAATGGTACATTACCTAATAAGATTTGGTGCTTGGTTACTATTTGTGATAAGGGCAATATTGTACATTATACTGCGGATGATATTCATAAATTTCAGAATGTTGCGATTAATTATTCGGAATTTATTGGACACAACATCATAGGTTTTGATGCACCGGTTATTAAAAAGGTACTTGGAGTTGACTTATTTAAAATTGGAAAGGTTACTGATACAATAATCTTATCACGATTATTTAATCCGGTAAGGGAAGGGGGTCATAGTTTAAAAGCATTTGGTTTAAAGTTTGGGTATAAAAAATTTGACTTTGATGACTTTACAAAGTTCAGTCAAGAAATGTTAAAGTATTGTATTCGTGATGTTAAATTATTAATACAAGTTTATACCTTACTCAACAGACAAGGAGTTAATTTTTCAAAAGAGTCTATTGAATTGGAACATGAGGTTGCAAAAATAATTGAACAACAAGTTTCAAATGGATTCTTACTTGACCAAGAAAAAGCACACTTACTTTTAGCAAGACTTCAACAAAGAATAGATGAAGTACAAACAAGAGTAAGGGAAACATTTATTCCTTTAAAGATTGAGACAACATTTACACCAAAGGTAAACAACAAGGCAAGAGGGTATGTAAAGGGAATACCTTTTACCAAAGTTAAGTATCAAGAATTTAATCTTGGTTCAAGGCAACAGATAGGAGAGAGATTAATTAATCTTGGATGGAAACCAAAAAAGTTTACAGACAAAGGTCATGTCATTGTAGATGAAAAAGTTCTGTCAGAGATTAAGGACATACCGGAAGCTGAATTAATTAAAGAGTTTCTTTTACTGCAAAAACGATTGGCTATGATAGAGTCATGGATTGAAGCGGTAAGGGAAGATGGGAGAGTGCATGGTAAAGTTATTACAAATGGTGCTATAACTTCTAGAATGAGTCATTCTTCGCCCAATATGGCTCAAGTTCCTGCTGTGTACTCTCCTTATGGAAAGGATTGTAGGGAATTATGGGTAGTTCCTAGTGGCTACAAATTAGTGGGAGTAGATGCTAGTGGACTTGAGTTAAGAATATTATCTCACTATATGAATGATAAGGAGTATATTAATGAAGTCATTAATGGAGATATACACAGTACAAATCAAACTCTTGCAGGGTTGGAGACAAGAGATATCGCAAAGACATTTATCTATGCGTTCATTTATGGAGCAGGTAACAAAAAGCTCGGAACTATCTGCGGAAGGTCTGAAAGCTATGGAAGAACGATTAAAGATAGATTTCTCAAGCGTCTCCCAAGTCTTGCAAAACTTAGAACAAGAGTGGACAAAGCTGTTAAAAAGGGTTACCTCAAAGGACTCGACCAAAGAAAGCTCATCATCCGGCAAAAGCACTCCGCATTAAACACTTTGATTCAAGGTGGGGGTGCTATAGCTATGAAGAAAGCACTTGTTATTTTATCTAATTATATTTTAACATATAAAATAGATGCAATACCGGTGGTAAATGTTCATGATGAATTTCAATATCAAGTCAAAGAGGAACAAGCTGATAGGTTTGGTATACTAGCAGTTAAATCAATCGTGGATGCCGGAGACCAACTAGGTCTTCGCTGTTCATTAAATGGGGAGTATAAAATTGGAAACAACTGGAAAGAAACGCATTAGTAAAAAAAGTTTAGATACTTTAGTTCCCGATATAAATAAGTTACTTGTTAATCTTACTTATAAAAAGAAAGTACCGGTTACAGAAGAACAGATATCTAGGTTTTTAAATAATATAAAATCAGTTATTACGGATTTTACAAGTCCAATGAAGTCGGATAAAAGTGTTTTAAGAATGTCCATACTTGGAAGACCGGCTAGACAGTTATGGTATGACAGACACAGACCATTTAAAAAATCTGTACCAGACCCTGCCTTGCAATTAAAATTTTTAAATGGACATATCATGGAACATCTTATTCTGTTTCTCGCAGAATTAGCAGGACATAAGGTGACTGACCAACAAAAGAAAGTAACTGTTGATGGTATTGTAGGTCATATGGATAGTAAAATTGACGGAGAAGTTGTTGATGTTAAGACTGCTTCCTCTCATGGCTTTAGAAAATTTAAGGATGGTACACTCTATGAAGATGACCCATTTGGTTATGTGGCACAGCTATCCGGCTATGAAGAAAACGAACCAACAAACAAGGGTGGATTTCTTGCTCTTAATAAAGCAACCGGAGAGTTAGCTTTGTTCAGACCAGATGATTTAATGAAACCAAATGTATCTGTTCTTATAAAAGATGTGAAAGAAAAACTCGCAAGAGATACACCACCGGATAAATGTTATGAACCGATACCGCATGAGAAAGGTGGCAACATGAAATTACCTATGGGTTGTGTGTTTTGCAATCATAAGGTTGAATGTCATGCTGATACAAATGATGGAAAAGGTTTACGAGTATTTCAATATGCAAAATCAAAAGTGTATATGACAAAGGTTATGAAAGAACCTAATGTAAAAGAGTTAGCAGTAGAATGAAAAAGAAAGAGGTTAGAAAAATTTTGGAAGACAATGAAATTACTAATGTAATGAAACCCAAACCTAAAATAATTCATACAAAAGAATTTTCTTGTGATGATGACCACCCTATTGTTTATTATGTAGTGGATAATAACAATGAAGGTGTGTGTGAATATTGTAATGCAAAATTTATTTATAAAGAAAAAGATTTTTA